TATGTATCACTTATATTTGTAATGGGTAAATTATGAGACGCTTTTTTATACACGGATATATATCCGACATTCATCGTATTATTAAAAGGGGATATTTTAATAATATGAATTGTGAATTTATTTATTTTTAAAAATATACTACTATGATTATTTATTTTTTTATTTTTTTATTTTACTTTGAAATATTTTTTATTTTTTATTTGTACCACGTCGTTATAGTTAAACATTTTTTGTTTCTTCTTCCTCTTCCTCCTCGGTGATAGTAGATGGAGACATTGCTTTCATGGCAAGTTCCCGTGCTTTACGTCTCTCTTCAACTTCAACTGTAACAATCATATCAGCTTCCTTTACCAAGTCCTCCATAGATGCATCGGGTTTTTCACGCTTTAGACGCTCAATAATTTCACCTGGGTGGCTGAGAGGTGCTTCATCAGTCTTGTTGTAATACTGAGAATTCACATCACCCGGTTTATGAAAGTTGTCCTCACCCTTAGCATTCTTAACCGCCATCATATCACTTTTACGTTCGTTGAACATCTGAGCAGCCATGGCTTGGTTCTCCTTGTATCCAGTCATGAGTTCTTCCAATTTGGAATTCGTGTAATGCGCATCTTCGATCTTTGAAGGATCGGGGGGGATAAGAAGCCACTTATACATGTCCACGACATAAATGTCAAACGTCGAATCTTCCTTTTGAAGACGCTTAGCGTGGTTGGCAGCTTCATCGCGCGTATTAAACGCACCCCTGATTTTAACGCCAAACTTATCATTCTTTTGGGGAGCTTCCGGTCCAACAACCGACATACAAGCGAACAGCTGTCCGGGCACGGTAGTATAATCCTGTTCCAAAGACATTGTATATTATATACTATTCAAAACTTTAAGTATACGACTTAAGTTGTTGTGATATTTAAAGTTTGTATACCAGTGTAATTATGGAAGAATTACGTCGTTTACATAATGATGAGAAGAGAGCACTTATAGAGAGTGTCTGTAGGAAAGGTGACAGTATTCTCGATGTAGGATGCGGGTTCGGTGGTGATCTTCAGAAATGGAGGAAGATGGATGTCAATATCAACATGTGCGAGCCAAGTATAGATGCGTTAGCTGAAGCTCAGGTGCGAGCGAAAAATATGAAAATGCGCGTGAATTTCTACCACGGGGATATTCATGCATGTCCAAATAGAAAATACGATGTCATATGCTACAACTTTGCACTTCACTATATTTTCCAAACACGGGATCTTTTTATATCCACCATGCGAGAAATAAAGAAACGTATGAAACCTGGTGGTGTGTTTATAGGTATAATTCCAGACTCGGAACAAATTATATTCAAAACACCTCTACACGATTCGTGTGGGAATTTTTTTAAAATGAAGGGTACCAGTAACGGTGATTTTGGTGAAAAATTATTCGTACACTTGACAGACACACCATACTACGCAGATGGACCAAAAGCCGAACCTATCGCACATAAGGATATATTTATTACACACATGGAGAATAACGGGTTTCATATGAATACATGGAAAAACCTCAGGGGTAATCCAATATCCGAACTATACAGTAAATTTATATTTACATATAGATATGATAGCACTGGTCGTATTATTACTACTTAGTGTGTATATACTAATAAACAAACGGGATGACCCTGTACTCATGGAAGTGAAAGAAAAATACAAAATATTCAGGGAACACATGAAAATGAACGGCGAAGAGAAATATAGTATGTTACACAAGGAAATACCATTAGTCGCGCACAGAGGATCGTTATTGTCGGGGGTTGGATATAATTCAAATAAAGGTGGTGAAATCGGTATATGTATAGATGGTACTGCTAATCAGGTATTCCACGTACTTTTACACGAACTCGCGCATTGTACTGTGACAGAGTATTCGCATAGTACAGATTTTTGGGACAATTATACCGAACTGAAAAATCAGGCGATACGTTTAGGTATCTACGAAAACATAGACGAAGTCACACCCTTTTGTGGTAAAAAGATCGTCGATAAATAATGTTACATAAATATATATGACTGAATTTAATCTCAGACAACCGACCGCGTCCAGGGTACTCATATCCTTACTCATGTGGCTCGCGATCATGGCGAGTGCTTTCACCACGCGTATTAAAATGCCGTATTACGTAAACATGTTAAATTTAACTGTCGCGATACCGGCGCTTATATGGTATCTGGGAAATACGAGCTTGATTGTCAGTTTAAATACGATGAGTGTGGTTATAACTTTGGTGGTAGCTACTGGATTTCTTCTTACATTAACTGAAGCCATTAAATGGTCAAAGTTGAAGCAGGGATATGAGAAATATGGCGAAGACATGAAAACAGCATGGTTGCCCATGGTCATGACAATGGTCGCGTTAATTTTAGGGTTAGGATCTGCATACCTATTGACGGGTGGTCGCGTACTCGATATGTATTAAAAATACTTACGGGCAACGTAGAACACGATAGCAGCTACAGCACCTGTAGAGGCCAAACCGACAATACTTCTATTTCCCTGTGCGTTTAGGAATTTAGGCACGGAACCGGCGAGCTTCTCTTGGATAGGCTTGCTGATGGCGACACCTGTCGCTAATACAACGATGAGTGCCTCGAGTTGCTCGTCTGTGAGATCGAACGGGTTCTTCTTTTTCTTGTCGGCTTTACCACCGTCATTGGAATTGACCACTTGACCATTTTGTGAAGGCATCATGACCTGCTGATGTGCCATTTGGACGGCGCGAGGGTCAGCGCCCATCAAGGGGGGTTCGAAGGATTGCTCTTGGGCGTTCATCATGACATCGGAAATCGGAGTGGAATCCATGTTATCTTTATATTCACTCACATTTTTTTCAGGGTTTTCTGGCACGAATGCATTAGAACGTGCTTTTGAATCTATCGGCACCATTCCATCACTGTCTTCTGATAAGTTCATAGTGTATAGACTATTTTCCATTTGTTTATATGTTATTTTTTTTAGAACTGTAATTTTCGCATCTTTTACATATACATACTAAATATATCTAAAAGATGTTCTAAACGGGGCTCGAACCCATGACCTTGGCGTTATAAGCACCACGCTCTAACCAACTGAGCTACAAGAACGGTGCGGCCTGACTGTTGACCAGTCATTGAATATAACAGTGGGTTTCCCCACGTTCAATATACGATATAAATCTTTAAGTGTATAAAGACTATCCTCATTAGATGTACATATGATACAGGAGTACGTAAAAGAAATATACGACATATTGGGCCCTGGTTTCAGTGAGCGTGTGTATCACAATGCGATGGAAGTTATTTTACGAGAACGTGGTATATCATATGAGACTGAGCGTATCATTCCTATCGTTTTTAAAGGGCATACTATAGGTAATCTTAGAGCGGATATTATCATAAATAAAACGACGGTAGTTGAACTTAAAACTGTAAAAAATATAAACGATGTCATGGTTTCGCAAGCTCGGAATTATCTTAAACTTCTGAATCTTGACGAGGCGTATTTGGTGAACTTTCCACCGTCTCAAGGGTCGGAATCTGAAGTTATTCGTGTGATTGTAGATTAAATCGTTGGTATAAATTCCCAATGTAAATCTCCGCATATTTTCTTCCATATAACATCTTGTTGATGAAGTTTTTCTTTCGATTTCAATAACGGGAAATGTTTTAAATAGGAATCTTCACTTAACAGTTCACAAAATTTATATAAAACATATGAATAACTTAAAAAGTTTTTACGTTCAACTGGACAGTTGTCGTCGAAAGGTTTTTGAATATCTTTAAACATCATCCGTAGTTGTTCTTCAAGTTGAATAGGCATTTTTGGTGGGTTTGAACCACTCAGGATGTTCGTTATATAGGGTACATGTTCGTAATATTTATTGAGTTTCAACTTTTTCAATAACCCCCTAACTTTTACATGTGTAATTTCTGTCAGAGCCTTAATCTTCATCTTCTTGAATTCGTTGCGTAACTGTTCTATTACTTCTTTAGGTATCGTCGTCATTTCCTGTGCCTGGAATTGCGAGAGCCATTCATTGAAATGATTATCACGTTTGTATGAATAATTAATGACCTTCTCCGAAGTTTCTTGTTCTTCTTTATATGTAAGTTCTTCACTTATAAGAATTTCTAGTATACACCCACACGAATCACATACCAATTCACTGGTATCATGGAAATGAAAAACATTACTATCCGGACATGTAGGACACTCATCCCTAAATTTACGTTCAATATACCTGTCTAATGTTTTCTTTTCCACGTCGATTAGATAATCTGTGTAAATATCTTTTTTCTGTAATCCAGTCGTCTCTTTACATTTGAAAACGTTGTTTGTATTTATCTCGACCGGTTTATCATTTTCAATATACTGTTGAATATACGGCATACATCTGGCAATGTAATCTGACATTTCACCTTCGTATATACTTTTATCTGGTGGATT